AAATTAGTTGGAGATTCACTTCTTGTTAAGTGCTCTAAAATACTAATTTTACTTGAAATAATCGTTTCTGGATTTTTGAATTTCTTATCAGTATAAGATTCAAATAATACGTAGATTGATGCTAATGTTTTGTAATTATTGATTTTGGCTTTAAAGAAATCTTGGAAATCATACGATGTCTTAATTTCTCTAATTAAATTAAATTTTTCTTTATTTAACTTAACTCTATCAATTTTTGTTGACATTTCTAATATAGTAGAAATAACAACATTAGCTTTTTGCTCTGTTAATTGTTCAGAATTAACTAGAGACTGGTAAAGTTTGTTTTCTTTAGCTATTTCAGAATTAATAAAATATCTTTTAATTAATCCCAATGCTTTAGAATTTTGATTAACCATGGAATCCGCCGTAATTTGACGCACCAATAGCTCAAACAAAATACCAGTATTCTTAAATTTACTATGTTTAACTTTCATGATTGTAGAACGCTACTAATTATAAATATTTAATTTATTTGATTTCCTCGCGGATATTATCCTCGTCTAACAAATTGCTTTGCTCAAAAAGGTTAACTTTGCGTGAAACTTTCATGTCCTCAAACATGGTTTTGTTTTTAAAGAATATTGCGTTGGTATTCATAGATTCAAGCTTCATGTTAGCGTTAACATTGGCACGAGTCTTTACATTATATTTGTCCATTCCGTCGGCATCTTTACCAGCACCTTTAAGATCGTCTTTACCTAATCTATCACGACCAAAATTACTATCTTGATCGTTATGATCAACACCCTTTTGAGGTCTTCCTGGAATCGGTTGTTCAGGATATTGATCATTATCTTCATCATATCCTTTAGGCACATCGTCTTTAGTTCGTGTAGATTGTCTACCTTTACCATACAATGATGCTAATTGGTGAGGTGTACCATATGCTTGACCTGATTCTGCTGGATCGTTACCTTCAGTTTTGATTTGTTCGTATCTAAATTCACGTTTTTTATCTTCAGCAAGTAAATCTCTAATTTCAGAAATTTGGTCTTCAGATAAATGCAAGATATTATCGTAGATCCAATCAGTAGGCATTAAATTATTTTCCATAATACTGCCGGCTAATTCAATCTTAGATTTTAACAATTCAATACGTTCTTGATCGTATATGATTGATGGAGTTGTTAATGATAATTCAAAGTTTGTCAATTGTTCATTGGTATAACCTTGAGCATATAAGTGAACTAAACCAATTTTAGTCAACTCACTGATTAATATCTTCTGGATACGTTCAATTGTACGAGCGAAACGAATATCTTCGGCAGCTAATGTAGCTTTACCACTTAATTCACCTTCATAGCCTAAATACGCTTTAGGGATTTTTAAAGCGGAGAATAATTTATCTCTAAGGTATGTTACGTCTTCAATAGCCGCATAATCTAAACCCTTTGTAGTATCGATTTTGGTTGTTGTATCACCACCACGAACAGGTATATAAAAATCTTCAAGTACGTTCTGCATGTTATATCTCAAGTTGTACTGGCCTGTTTGTGGGTCAACAACTGGAGTTTTCTTCATTTTGTTCATCATCTTCTGCATGTAACCTTCTACCTCATTAGGTGGAATATTACCTACGTTAACATAGAATACTCTTTTTTCAGGAGCACGAACAATACGGTGAATTAACATCGCATCTTCCATCAACACTAGTTGTTTGTATAACTTACGTCCTGGTTCTAAATAACTTCTACCATAAGGTAAGTAGTTAAAATCACTTAATAATCTAAAGTGAGCCATTTCATAGTTATCAAAATAAACACCTTTACCTTCTTGATCTACTAAAGGAGAGGATAAAACATATCCTAAAGGTGATGTTGCTTGAGCAGTAGGATCATACTTGAAACGTACTGATTGTGGTTTTTGTAAATCATAACCTTCTTCTCTTAAAATGTTATATGCTGAAAATGGTATAGTACCATACACACCAAATTTTTCACTGATTTCTAGTTTAAGATAGAAATCACCGTACTTACACATGTTTCTAGTCCATGACCATAAGTTAAATTCAATGTTTAATACATCATAGAATAAGTTATACAAAATCTTTTGAATTGTTTCGTCACTACTTCTAATTTGTAATACTTCTCCTTGCTCATTGCGTAAAGTACATTCATCTGCTACAATATCAAGGGCAGAGGCACATATAGCATCTGTATCCATTGCCTCGTAATCGGCATATAGCTGAACACGTGTAGTAGGGTAGTTTAATTGTTGAGAAAGGTTGTAATTGATACCACCAGATGTGGTATATAAACGAGCATATCTGTCGTATAATGAGTTTGTTTGGATAACTCCGAGTCTTTGGATACCATCTGTATCCATTACTTTAAGCTCTTTACCTCCTACGTTACGAATAATAACATCTGTGGAAAAGAGTTTCTTAAGTCTACCAAATAGTGAATTTTCAGCCATATTGTTGTTTATATTATATAAATATTTATTAACCTAATAACCAGTCCAAATTTTCGGATTGACCATCGGGCAGATCCATTGAATAAGGATTAGGCATAAAATTACTAGCGTTAGGAGAATAAACAGGAACATTATTTCCCTGTCCAGTTCTAAAAATGCTATTAATAGAAGCACGAGCCATATCAACACCTTGTTGTCTGAATTGAAGAGCTGTATCTCTTAAAAACATTCCAATGCCCCATGCCATTACTAAGTCATCATTATACCCATCCAACGCTTGTGCCTTACCATTTTTCCAAACAAACGTTCTTAATTCCTCAAGTGTGCGTTTGGATTGTATAACACAAGCCTTCTCGTGAATATACGACACCATCTTTGAGATAACAAGTGGTCTTGTTTTAAGAGATGTAGTAAATCCAGGAACCATACCATTACCGTTTTCAAATTTAGTAAGATACTGTTCAACATTACCCATCCCGATATCCATTTTGGGAGAATAATATAAATTTTTATATCCTCTATCTATTACTTGTTGAATTACAGCCCAACCCACATTAGCATTCTCAATTACAAGTAACGCATCATTATACTCTGTAGCTATGGAAACAAGTATGTTACCAAAATCACGAGTTGAAATTTGTTGTTTATATTCTGCTACTTGTTTTGCTTCGGCTACATCAATAACATGAAATGTTGAAAAGTCTTTTCCATCACCACGAGCTACGTCAGCTATTACAGCATACTGTCTAGAATAATCTGGGATTTCCCAAACCCATAAAGAACCGTCTATTCCTCTTTTATCTAATGGTTCCTTCATAAAGGATTCTATATAAAAGTTTAGAATTGGAGGTTCAATTACAGTATCTCCTGATGTTGTAAAGTCACAATCACATTCTTGAGCTGCATTTCTAGGTCCTAATAATCCATCTTGTTCGTCTCGCCAAGCTTGTGTTCGCTCAGGGTGGACTGTCCAAGGTAATTTAATAGGTACAAATTTATTTTCAGCCGCTTGTGCTTTAACCCAAGTTTTATGGAACCAGTTACCAGTACCATAAGGAGTAGATATAGCTATACATCCACCACCAGTAGCTAGGGTTTGTTGAGCAGAAGCAAATATATCTTCAATTTGTTCAATGAAAGCAGCTTCATCTATTACAAGTAAAGATACGGCTTCAGAACGACCTGCATCCCCTGCAGCAGAAACGGCTTTAATTTGAGATCCGTTTGATAATCGAAGCGATAATTTATTATCTTCGACAGCTTTTATTTTAAGCCATGAGGGAAGATTATTGTAAGCAAAACGAACTTTAGTAACCATGTTTTTAGCAGTTTCCTGCTTGGTAGCGATTACAAGTACGTTTTTATCTTTACTAAATAACATCAGCCATAATGAATAAGCTGATACTAGTGTAGAGATACCTAACTGTCTTGATTTATTTGTTATACAGTAGGAATTACTTTTAAAAATATTCAATACCTTTTCTTGGAATGGATATAATCCAAACTGAATTCTACCTCTTTGTGGGTGTTGAATCCAATAATATTTTTTCATAAAGTAAACAGGATCTTGAGCACACCTAATGAACTCCTGTTTAATTACGTCTTTTATGTTTTGTTCAGCCATAACA